TCCCGCGGGGTCGCGAATGACCGCCGCCCGCGTGACGCGCGGCGCGATCTCCTTCAGCAAATCCAGCAATTTCCCGTTCTCGCCATATTCGCTCGCAGCAAAACCGGTGGTGTTGCCTCCCGGGCGTGCGAGGCTCTCGACCAGGCCGGCGCCGACTGGGTCGGGGGCCGCCGCGAATACGATCGGCACGGCGCCGCTCGCTCGCCGCAAGGCCCGTGCGGTTCCACCGTTACCGGCAACAATCACATCGGGCGCGAACGCGACCAATTCCGCCGCGTATTTGCGAACTTGCTCGGCATCGTCCCCGCCCCACCAGCGGTAGTCGATCGTCAGATTGCGGCCCTCGGTCCAACCCAATTCCCGCAGCGCTTGCTGGAGCGTTGCCTTATCAGATTGCCCTACCGGATCATCCACACGGTCGAACATCAGCACCCCGATGCGCCGCATGCGCACGCCCTGCTGCGCCCGCGCCGCGAGCGGCCAAGCCGCCGCGCCGCCGAGAAGCGTTAAGAAGGCCCGTCGTCGCATATTTCGCCCCCAATGGTGAGGCCCGGATCGCCGAAGGCTATCACATCGCGCCTCGATGGGGAGTGTGAAGAGAACAACCCAAAGGCGCCGCAGGATTATGAAGGCCACCAATAAAAGGGCCGGCCCTTTCGAGCCGGCCACATGTTGACGATCGCGCGCTCAACGATGGGAAGCCGCTCCAGCCCCGCTGCGGCGACTGCTCTTTGTGCTTCAGGCTGCTCCCGATGCCGGAGCTGCGCAAAGCGGCCGGCGAGCGCTGCCGCCACCAGCGCGCCGGCAAGGGCTGCATGGTCTATCCGCAACGGCCGCCGCCTTGCCCGCTATGGTCCTGCCGCTGGCTCGCCGACCCCGACGCGACCGCGGACCTCCGGCGGCCGGCCCGCCGTGCTCTACGCCTTCGATCTGTTGGAGTACGACGGCAGCGATCTGCGCCGCATGCCGCTCGAAACCCGCAAGGCGACACCGGCGTCGCTGTTGAAGCAGTCGGACGTGATCCGGTTCAGCGAGCACATTGCGGCGGAAGGTCCAGACGTGTTCGCCCATGCGTGCAGGCTCGGCGCGGAGGGCATTGTGTCGAAGCGTCTCGGATCGGCTTACAGCTCGGGCCTCTGCCACGCGTGGGTGAAGGTCAAGAATCCCGACACGGTGGCCCACCAGCGCGAGCGTGCGGCGAGGTGGAATCGGTAAAGTCGCCAGCTTTCCGCGTGGCGGGGTCTACCGGGCCCACGGCGTCGATACCCCGACTCGATCGGGGTGGATCCGGAGAAGCGCCGGGAGACCGGCAAGGAGTAGATAGTGCAAGTCCATCAGGATGAAGGTCACGGGCAACACCTAACCGAGGTCGCCTTGGAGATCATAGTCAGTGCGACGTAATATTGGTCAAAAAAACAGCCCCTCGCGGGGCTATTTAGTCTTGGGGAGGAAACGGTGATGATTTACGATCGCGCCAATTTTGCACGCAGCGCTTCGGGGCTCATGCCCAATTCCGCCGCGAGACGTTCGAGCGCAGTAAAGGGCGGCGGCCCTGCCGGCGGCGCCGGCTCCTCCACCTGGCGCGGGTCGACCGCGCGCTTTCCGTCGAACTGCCAGCCCGCGCCCGCGGCGCCGTCATAAGCCACGAGCCGCATGCCTGCGGGTGGCTCATAAGGCGAGACGCCGTCCCACTCGATATTATTCTGCACGACGTTGTGTGCATCGACGATGAGATAGGCGCTCATGAGTACCACCATATCAGGCAGCCGCCGGGATTGCCGGCCTTGCCGAGGCCGGCGTTGTTCGCGGGTGGAGCACCGCGAGCGGGACCCGTGCCGTAGGCGCCGACGCTGTACATCGTCATCCCTGGTGCGCCGCCGACGTAATTGATGGAGGAGAAATGTTGTCGTAAGTGGTCGCGCAACTATCGACGAAGCCGTTGTTGCTCATCTGACCCGGCGCGCCGTTCAAGTTGAAGTCGCCTCCAGACGCCGTCCCTCCAGCCCCTCCTGAGTTGTCCGAGTTCGGATAAACCGTGCCTGGAGCCGAGGCGGTGCCTGGGCTGCCGCCGCCGGTCAGCGTACCGATCGTCTGCGTGCCGCTCGCCAGCGTGCTGCTGCCGCCGTTGCCTCCAGCGGTCAGCGGAGAGGCAGTGCCGGCTGCGCCGGCCGCGCCTATCATCAGGGCCAGCGTGTTGCCGGCGGTCATGCCCGTCAGGAACTTGCGCAGGAAGCCACCGGCCCCACTTCCTCCGGTCGTGCTCTGATATGAACCTGAAATCCCGCCCGAGCCTCCAGTTCCGCCCCACAGCTCGACCATCGCCTTCGTGGCGCCTGCGGGAATAGTGATGGTTTGCGATGACGAATAGCTGTTGAACGCGACGAGGCCTCCGGCGGCGGCGCCGATCGCCGCCCGCGCGGCGCTCTGCCTCGCATATTGCTTGCCGTCGGTCGGCGCGTCCCCGAACCCGCCAGCGGTCGCGGGCGCCCACTTGGTTCCGTCCCAGATGAACGTGCCGCGGGGGCTCGAGACGATCTGGCCTGTCGTCGGGCTGTCGGGAAAGTCGAGGGCCATCAGATGTTGTCCTCCCAGCCCGCGCACGCGACGCCGCACGCCGTGCCGCTCGCCGCGTAGTACACGTTGGCGCTCTCGATCAGCATCTCGACAACGAAGACAAAGGTCAGGTTGGGGTAATAGGTCATCAGTGGGCCGTTACCAAATGCAGCGCCTTGCAGCCCAACTGAATTTGGATTTGGGTGCACGTAACAGTAGACGGAAGACGCATATGTCTGCGTGCTCTGAAATAGTTTCAACTTGGCCGCCGTTGGTGGCGCAACAGGCGCCCACGGAATGGCAACAGGCGTGAAAGTTGTGGCAGCGGCCGTACCTTGCGCGCCACTGGCGATTGTCGGATATGGCTGTGTTGTATATTGCGCCGTCCGGCCGCGCTGGATGACCGGCGCCATCGTGCCGCCGCCGGCAGCCGTGGTGCGGACCCAGCCGACGCGCGCGAACCGGTTATATCCGCTCGGCAACAGCGGCCCAGTCGCCGACAGCGAGGCCAGCGCCGAGATCGCGCCGCTCGTTGCGTTGTAAATGATGTGGATCGCATACCACGTCGAAGCCGCCACTGCTCCTGTGTCGAGGCCGCCCGCGCCGGCGAGCGTGAGATCGCACGTCGCGTTGATGCCGGTGATCGTGTTGTAGTTCGTCACCCCGTCGCTGACGCAGAGCGCATCCGCCGTGACCGTGACCTGGTGCGTGCTCGGCGAGGCCGCGGTGACGACGAGGTTCTTGGCCTGCCCTTGCACGCCGGCAAACGCAGTCTGCGATGCCGCCGGGCCTATGAACCAAGTGATCTTGAGGCCGCCGGGATTGCCAGGATTGCCGGCACTAGGCCCCGTGCCGTTAGCACCTATCGAATAGAACGTCACGCCGCCGGCTCCGGGATATGCCGTGCCACCCGAGGCCGTGCCTACTGACGAAGCTCCAGACTGACCCGTTAGATTGATGAGGTTGCCACCAGAAGCGGTTCCCCCTGGCGTGCCTCCATAATTTCCGTTGGCAGCAGTAGCGGCAGGAGACCCGAAGCTGCCATTGCATGTCATCGTTGGTATTGACTGGGTGCCGCTGGCGAGCGTCGTCGTTCCGCCCGCTGTGCCGGCAGTCGGGGAACCGCCGCTGGTCCCTGCACCTCCTGCGGCGCCTTGCGTGTAAATGAAAGTGTTTCCGGGGACTAATCCTGTGAAAAAACTTTCGGAATACCCGCCTGCGCCTGTGCCTCCGCTAGCCTGTCCGCTCCCGTTCGAGCCACCGCTGCCGCCCGTCGCCCCCCACAACTGAACGAGCGCCTGCGTCGCCCCGGCGGAAATTACGATAGTCTGGCTCGCGGCGTACACGATCGTCGAGAGGATGCCGCCGGCGGCTTGCGCCTGCCACGACGCGGTCGAGCCCTGGCGCGAGTAGATGCGCCCGTCAGTCGGGGCCTCGGGGATGCCCGCCGAGTTGTTGGCGGCGACCCACTGCGGCGCGCCGGTGGGGTCCTGGTAGTAGACGTACATCAGCGCGCCGATCGAGTCCCACCACAACTGTCCGACCGACGGGCTCGCCGGCGGCGCGTCGCCGACGACCACGCCGCTGAAAACCTGCGACCAGGCCGCGTTCTTCCGGCCATACATCAGGCCGTTCGACGGGGCGTCGCCCATGCCGGCGCTCGACACGGGCGTCCACTTGACGCCGTCCCAAGAGAACGTCCCCTTGCCGCTGTTGAATATCTGCCCTGTCGTCGGGCTGTCGGGGAAGTCGAGCATCAGAGGTTGTCCTCGTACCCGATGCACATGAGGTTCATCGCGGCCGTGTCGGAGGCGTAATAAATGTTCGAGCTTTCAAGCAGCATGTCGACAAACCACTGGACGCCGATGCCGCGCGGGTTTGAATAAAGGGGCGGAATGGTCGCGCTGTTGTTGGGACCGTACAGATTGCTGGGCGCGATGGCGACGTGCGTGCCCGATCCGGCTGGCCAAATCGGAACATACAAACGGACGGCGGACGCGGTCGGCGGCGCGAACGGCGCAATGGGAAAGGCGACCGGCGTGTAGGCGCTGTCCGAGATCGTGCCTTGCACGCCGCTCGCGACCAACGGAAACGACGTCGCGGCATACTGTTGTTTGCGCGCACGCTGCGTCGAAACCAGCAACGCACCGCCGCCGGCGCCCGACGTCCGCACTGCGCCAAAACGAGCATAGCGCGTGTATCCCGAAGGCAAGGCCGGCGCGCTGAAGTTCGTCGAAGCGAGCGCGACGACCGCGCTCGTGTTCGGGTTCTGTGCGAGGTAGAGCGCATACCAAGTGTTGATCGCCACAGAGCCGGTGTCGAGGCCGCCGGCGCCGGACAACGTGAGATCGCACGCGACGTTGACGTTGCGGACCATGCCGAACGTCGAGGCGTCGGCCAGCACCACGGCACCCGCGGTGATCGTCGCCGAGTGCGCGGTGGGCGTGCCGCTCTGGATGACAAGGTTCGAGAACGCGCCGGGAAGGGCGGCGCCCGCGCTTGCCGCTTTGGTGTCGACGTATTGCTTGGTTGCTCCCTGGAGCGCCGTCGTCGGATCGGCGCTGAGCGTCAAGGTCGAGCCCAGCGTGAGCGCGCCGCCGACCGTGCCGCCCGCCAGCGGAAGCGCCGGTTGCCACGAGTTGTCCGAGCCGCGCCTGCCGTAGACCTGCCCGTCGGCTGGGGCCTCGCCGACGAGCCCCGCGGTATTGTTGACGTTGACCCATTCCGACGATGTCGGGTCCTGATAGTAGACGTACATCAGGGCCGCAGTTGAGTCCCACCAAAGCTGACCGGGCCCGGGCGAAGACGGCGCGGCGTCAGCGATCAGGACCGGCGTCGGCACCTTTGCCCAGGCGGCCGAGGCTCTGCCGTAGAGCGCCCCATCCGTCGGAGCATCAGGGAAGGTCCCGCCGATCGGGCCCGGCGGCCCTGCGGGACCTGGAAGCCCGGGCGCGCCCGTGGGCCCCGGCGGCCCTGCTGGCCCCGGCGGCCCTCCCGGCGTTCCCGGTATCCCTTGCGCTCCCGGCGGCCCGGCCACGCCCTGCGGGCCCGTCGGCCCGACGGGCCCCTGCGGCCCGACAGGTCCCGGCGGCCCTCCAGAAGGCCCCTGCGGCCCCATGGGGCCTACCGGACCAGGAGGGCCGAGTTCGCCCGGCTGCCCGATCACGCCGATGTTCCAGGCGCTATATGATCCCTGGCCGCTCGTCAGTTGCGGGAGGACCGTCAGGGTAGTGCCGTCGTAGGTCTGGACCGGCCCCTCAATCCAGTCAGCGGTCGAGCCCTGCACCGTGGCGCGGACGGGCACGCCAGGCGCGACCGAGAAGGTCGCGGTGGTTACCACGAAGCTCTGCACGACGCCCGGCTCGATCGAGGCCGTGCTGTTGCTGCTCGTGGCCAGGGTCGACACCGGGGCGAACGGCGCCGCCGTGACGACCACGTCGGTCGGGAACCGCGGGTCGATCGTGATGTTTTTGATCGTCACAGGGTCGAGCCTTCCCAGGCCTGCGCCGGGATGTTGCCGCGCGTGATGCCGAGCACGAGGTCGAGCGAGAACTGCACGCAGACGCGCGTGTAGCCGTCGCCCCGCGCGACGATGTCGCCGACGTAAGAGCCGGCCGGGACCTCTTGCATGACCGGCCGCGGGATCATGATGACGAGGTAACCGTAATCCGGCGGCGCCCCGAACAAGAGGCCGCCATACTCGGTCGAGGCGTTGATCAGGACCTCGTGCTCGGGCGGCGCGCGGCGCACCTGCATCGAGAACGTGAGCCCGCGCAGGTCGAGCTGCTGGCCGTTGATCGGGTCAGTCGAATTGACGAGCCACACTATGGAGTCGACCCAATCCTCGTCGGTGCCGGTCTCGATCTGCATCGAGGCCAGCGGCAGCGCCAGGATGTTCGTCGTCGTGCTCATCCTTCCGGCGCCGGCCACGGCATGGCGTCGATCTGGCTCTCGCTCGAGATCGAGTTGTCGTCGATGCCCGCGAAGGTGTCCTGCAGGACCGAGAAGGTGGCGTGGACGAAGTCGATGACCTTCCTCGCCGAGGCGAGGAAATCAGACGCCGAAACCGTCGCGACGATGTGCATGTCGAACTGCCAGTCGACGGTCGGCGGCGCGTCAGGCGCCGACAACCGTTGGGCCGTGCTGTTGATCAGGCCTTGGCCCTCGCTGCTGGTGTCGAAGGTCCGGCGCACGCCGTCGATCATCACGGTGAAGCCGCCGGTCGCCAGCTCCCATTGGTACTGGTTCGCGTAATTGACCAAGCGCCCCTTGAACGGGTTGTGCCGCGTGTAGACCGCCTGGATTTGGTCCTTCTGGACCTGCGTGATGCCCGGGCCCCAATTGAACGTGCCGTCCTCGCCGTAGGAGAACGGCAGCGCCGCCAGCCCGGCCCTTTGGAGCTGCGTGGAAAACGTGATGGGCTCGATGCCTTCCGTGCCGATGGCGTTTGGCATTTGTTCATCCCCTCGTGATGACCGTGATGCCTGTGCTGTGGGGGCTGCCGCCTTGCTGTCCGCTGTAACCAACTCCCAGCGTGCCTGCGATCACGCAGAACAGCGCCGCCGCGTAATGCAGCGAGTTGTCCGCGAAGCCGCTCTTGCGCACAGGAGTGTGGGCCGAGAACCCGTAGTTGCCGCCGAGGTAGTTGGTCTCGTACAACTCCTCGAATTGGTCTGGCTCGGGATGGGCCGCGCCGTCGAACGCGATGCCCGTGAAGTACGTCGTGCAATTTATCCCCTGCATGACGCCGCGGATTTCGGCCTCGACGAGTTCGTCGCTCCACGTCAGGAAATAATTGCGCAGCTCCGGCCGCATCTCGATGTAAGTGTTGTTGGCTCCCTGGAAGACCGAACTCCCCCCCTTCGTGGAAGTCAGCGATCTCTTTGGCTTCCTGTTGAACCACGACAGCACGCCGAGGAAACCGTCCTGGTCCTGCCATTGTCCATATTGGTTGAGGTAAGCTTTTCCGACGAGGCTCCTGGTCACGTCGCCGGTCTTGACCATGATGCCGTCGCTGTTGAGCGCCGGGGCGACCACGCTGGCCTCAAGCATGACCGCGTTGTTCTGCGCGAGCGCATAAATGTAATTCACGCCGGCGCCGCCGCTCGACGCCAGGGTGACCCCGCCGCTCGGAAGCGGGTACAGCTCGCCATTGATGACGACGCCGTTGCCGTTCATGGGCATGAGCACCAAGCTCGGCGCCACGAGCGACAGATAGCAGCGGCCGTGCCCGAGCGCCGCGGACAGGTAGTTCGGCGTGATCCAGAAGTTCGTGCCGTCGTAGACGAACATCTTGACGTCGCCGGCGACGATGTCGCCCGGCAACAAGGCGCCGTGGCCGTTCGCCTTGACCGGGATGTTCATGAGCGCGTTGACGTTGATGACGGTCGGGCCGGTCGTCGTGTTGGCCACCTTCACGAGCAGTATGGTGCCAGGCGTCAACGCCGTGATCGCGGGCGCGAACGGCGCGGTGATGATGTTCGCGAGCGTGCTCGTGTCGACCGTGTACGGGATGGCCGAGACGACCGGCGGAGGGCCGCCACCTCCGCCGCCGCCGTAGCCGGCCGAGTTGATGATCTGGAACGCGGAGCCGTCATAGACCATCGAGACGATGCCGCCGGCCGGGAGGTCGCCCTGCGAGACGGGCAAGCCCGTCGACCGCTTGATCAGTACCGGCCCCACGCCGGCGTCGATGGTCGAGCTGCCGGAGTTGGTCACGGCGACGCGGACGCGGAGGAGGAGGCCGGGCGTGTAGGCCAGCAACGGCGGGTCGAGCTGGACGAACAACTGGTTCTGGGTGCCGACGTCGTTGGCGAAGTTCACGAACTGCGAGCGGACGCTTTTGGTCAACTGGTAGAGGTCGGCGTCGGTCGGCACGAAGTTGCTTTTCTCGATCATGTGCACGATCTCGCGCTGCGGGTACTCGATGGAGGCCGCTGGCGGGATCGAACCCTGCAGGCCGATCTGCGGGTTGCCGTTGATGTAGGGCGCATTCGGATCGGCCACGCCGTAGGGCTGCTCGTATTTCATTTCAGTGCCTCACGGCGTGCCGTCCATCGGGCCGCCGTTCACGAGATTTGAATAATCGAAAATGACCATCGTCTGCGCGGGCTTCCACCGATTGAAGAGGCATTCGAGGTCGGGCGCCGTGCCGATGCGCAGGTGCGGGTCGACGCCGCATTGGCCGGCGCTGCAGCGGACCAGATCAGGCTCGCGGCGGCGATGTGCACCGACCAATAGAACCGCATCTCCGGCGGCCCTATTTCCCACCGGTAATTGCCTTGCGCGTCGCGCGTGTCGCCGACCTGCGAGATGCCCACCATGAACGGCGACCACTCGCGGATGTAGGTGACCTGGTAGCCGAGCCACTGCGCAACCCACTCGAAGAATGCCCGCGACTGTCCGCCGAGCATCGTCATCTTGAGCAGCAGCAGCGCGCGCCGCTGACTGATCGAGGTCGCGTCGGGGAAGCACGGTCGGGCAGCCCCCATGCCCGCTCCCAATCGGGCAACAGCTCCACCGTTTGGCGCGGGTCGCTCTCGCGCTCGAGCAAGTCGGCCGCGCGGCCGTCCACGAAGCCCCAATATTGCGCGAGGCCCCACAGCCCCCGCACCATGACGGTGCCGACGTCCCGCGACCAGGCGACCCCCTGCGGCAGCAGGGAGAGCAGCATCTGCGCGTAGTCGTCGCCGCCGCGGCGGATGTGGCGGTCGACGCCCGTGAGGTAGGCGAACGCCTGCCTGGAAGGTCCCTCGCCGCCGAAGGTCGCCGTCCCGACGCCGTCCGCCTGGATGACCGACGAGGGCCCGATGCTGGCGAACTCGACGTCCGCGATGCCCGCGCCGTACCAGATCGCCGGGACGCTGGGCAGGCTGAAAGTGACGGAAGCGTTGCCGTCCGCGTACGCTTGGCTGCTGACGACGGGCATGGAGCGGGGGCGTCAGTTTTCCGTGAACGCCGAGCCGGTGCTCAACTGCGGCGTGACGCCGGCGGTCACGGGGATCGAGGGCGAGATCGGCCCGCGGTAAAGGATTTTGCCCTGGCCGGTCGGGCTCGTCCCGACCGCCGCCCAGATCTCGGTCTCGGCGCCCCCGGTGCAGATCGGGAACGAGATGGTCGCGGCGGGGCTGAGGATGTTGCCGGATATGGTCCAGCCCGCCGGCGAGCGCGCCACGGCGACCCGCGCATACCCGGAATAGCCCGCCTCCCAAACGTTCTGGTAACCGTTCGCGCCGGGGTCTTGCGTGTGCAGCGAGACGTAGAGGACGCTCAACGGCGCGGTCGCGGCGTTGTCGGCGAGGTTCGGGATGCCGACGCTCTGGAAGATCAGCTTCAAGAGGTCATTGTCGAACGTCAATCCCTTGCCGCCACTCACGTCGCCCTCCTACGCGTAGATGATGTTGCCGAGCACGGCCATGTGCCCGGCCGACTGCATGATGTCGTCTTGCATGTTGAGCATGTCGAAGCTCGTGACGTTCGGGGTGTTCATGATCGCCGCCGCCTTCCACGCCGCGTAAATCGTCTGCCCGGGCGCGGCGTACACTTTGAGCATCGTCTGCAGCGATTGCTCGATCGCGACGCGCACCGACGGCGTGTCCTGCACGAGGTCGAGGATGTACACGTCGACCGGCTGCTTGACCGGGGCCTCGACGACGATGTCCTTCACCGCGACCGGTCTGACCGAATTGATGTAGTCGGAAACCGTCTGGATGTCGGCGTCGGTGGGCCAGCCATCGTCCGAAGCGCGCAGGTCGTCCATCAGGAAACGGACCGTCACCGTGCCCATGCCCATCTCGAGCGGCGAGCACCAGGCGCGCGTCACGCCGGGGACCTGCAGGGCCCACTGGACATAGTCGTCCTGGTCGCCGCCCATCGGCGGCTCGCGGATGCGCTGGAGCACGCGCGCGCGCAGCTCGTCGTCCGTCTCGGTGTCGGTGCCGCCGGTGAGCGACACGACCGCGACGTCGCTGATGCCGGAGACGGTGGACGCGAGCCCAAGCTCGGTGCCGGGGTCGAGGTTGGTGTTAGCCCCCGGCGACAGCGCGATGATTGGCGCATTGGTCGGGACGCCGGTCGGGGGCGAGATGTCCATCGTCGTCACGTAGGTGACGGCGGTGCCGCTGTAAGTGAGTCGAGTGCCCGCCGGCACGAAAACGTTCGTCGTCGCGGCGGTGAACGCGGCCTCGCCGGTGGCCGGCGTCGCAAGCTTGCGCCCCGTCGAGCCGTCGGCGTTGACGAGCCAGATTTGCGCGTGGCGGTCGAGCCATTCCGTTTCCGCGGTGTCCGGCAAGAGCTGGAGCGCGAGCCAATCGATGTATTGCAGAACCAGATGGCACAGCGCCCCCATGATGTCGCAGACGACGCGCAGCACGCTGTTCGGCACGCTGGCGTCCGCGCCCGGCAAGCTGCCTTGCACGGCGTCGCGCACCATCGAGCGGACGGTTTTCAGCGTCGGCGTCGACCAGGGCAAGGGTTATCGCCTGTAAGCTATCCGGCGCTGCGCCGAAGGAGCGCGTGCGCTGCCCGCGATGCGGATCTGCTGCGGCGCGTAGCTCGTCGTCACCGCGCCCGTGATCTCGTCCCAAAGGACCTCGTACATCAGATCGACCGCCAGCTCGGGGCCGCGGTAGAGGCGCACGCGCGCGTCGATGCGCTCGATGCCGACCCGCGCAGCCGCCACGTCGAAGCTCGACGCGATCTTGAGGTCGACGAACGGCTGCAGCGCCTCGCGGATGTACTGCTCGACCAGCGTCACGGTTGCGCCGCCGATGGCCTCGGGACCCGTGATCTTCGACCGCCTCAACAGCCACAGCCGGCATCCGATCGTCCAGCCGCCCCATATCTCCTCGGCGTCGAGGTCGCCCCACCACCCCTGGCGGTCAGTTGAGTCCGGGTCTGGCATGATATCGCTCGCGAGCGCGAGCCGGTTCGTCCCGAGCGCGACGATGACCGCGGTCGCGAGAGCTTGCGTGTCGTCGAGCGTGCCGTCGCCGAGCAGCACCCAATCGATGCTGAACTGAGTTGGGAAATGGGTGTACTGGACGAGCCGAATGTCTGGCATTCACGGTATTCCGTACACCTTGACGACGCCGCTCGTGATGTTGCCGGCCTGAAATAGGATTTGAAAACCATCGATGGCGCCGTTGCCTCCGTTCCAATACCCGGCAACGGGCGCCGGCCACATATACGGCGAGGCGGTCCCCAAAGTGCCCACTTCGCCAACCCAAGTTTTCGGGCTTGTCGTTTTGCTCGGATTGAACACGCGAATAAATCCCGAAGAGCCCTGAGCAGCGGCGATGATCGTATTACTGAGGTCGCACAACGGAATGCAGGTCGTGATTGTACGGGGCGCCGCGCTTGAGCCGCTGAAGCCTTGAGCAGAGCTGTTGTAGGACGTCGTCTGGAATGCGCCGCCGCTATGAACCTGCAAATATAGACCGTTGTTGTTGCTTGCCGCGACAATGTCGATCAGATCGATCTGATAGACTGCATACGCCGAGGTCAGGCTCGTGAGGTCCTGCAACGTCGCCGAGTTGTTTGCCGTCAGCGTGTTGAGCAGGACCGGGCCGCTCGGCTTTGCGTCGACGTAAGCTTTCGTCGCAGCATGGTTTGCAGCGGTTGGCGCCCCCGAGAGCGTGAGCAAACCGCTCATCGTGTCGCCGGCGAGGTTGACGACGCGCGACCATGCCCCGCTTACTCTTCCATAGCTCGTGCCGTCGCTCGGCGCGTCGGCCAAGGGAGGCTGCACCGCGACCCATGACGCGGTCGAGCCTTGACGAACATAACTCTGCCCATCGGTTGGCGCCTCACCGACAAGCCCCGCCGTGTTGTTTGCGTTGACCCACTGTCCTGGGCCGGTCGGATCGATGTACCACACGTAAAGAAGGGCAGCCGTCGAGTCCCACCACAGTTGACCGACAGTCGGCGATGCCGGCGGTGTGTCGCTGACCGTGACGCCGCCGCTGCTAAGCGCCGCGAGCGCGGTCTTCACGAAAGCCGTCGTCGCCGCGTTGGTGCTGTTGTCGGTGGAGGCCGGCGTGGGCACGGTCACCGCGCCGGTGAACGCCGCGCCCGCGAGCGCTGCCCGGCTCGTGTCGCTCGGATGGACGTGATCGGCCCGCGCGAATGTGGTGCCCATTCCCGCGGCCGCTGTGCCATCCATCGCAGGTGTTGTGCCTGAAGCCTGACCGAGAACAAAGGCGGTCGTGGCGAGCTTGGTGCTGGAGTCGTTGGCTGCTTGAGTGGTGCAGAACGACCCGTTAGGTAACGAGAGGCCACCCGTGCCGCTGAGCGTCATAGATGCCGCGGCTGTCGACCCGCTACCGGAATTGATGGTCAAAACATTCTGACTGCCGCTGCCGATGAAAAGGTACGCGTTGCCTCCGCCAACGCCGACATGCAAATCGTTTTGGCAATAAACATATGTGGCATTCAAATTGATGTTGGCGCCGTTTTTCGGCGATATGCTGATCGCGACGTTGGCGTCGCTCCCTTGAGAACTGATGACCACGGGAGAGCCGGAAGCAGAACCGGCGATCGAAATGCCGTTCGCTGTTCCAGCACCGATGTTCAAGTTGCCGGTCAGCGTCCCACCGCTTGACCATGCCGCGTTGGACCGCATGTAAGAATTGCCATCGCTTGGCGCGTCGGCGATCCCTCCAGGAGGCACATGCACCCATGCAGCGTTCTGACGAGCGTACGGAGTGCCATCGCTCGGAGCGTCCATGACATAGGTGAGGCTGTCAGTCCCGAGCGTCGCCATGTTGCCGGCATTGGCGCTGATTGCGGTCGGGCCAGGAGGGCCAGTGGGACCAGTTGCACCTGTCGGGCCAGCCGGACCCTGCGCACCGGTCGCGCCTGTCGGACCAGCCGGTCCCGTGGCACCCGTCGCGCCAGGAGGCCCCTGCGGGACCAGTAGCGCCGGCGGCGCCGGTGTCGCCCTTCGGTCCTTGCGCACCCTGCGGTCCTGTTGCGCCAGTCGCGCCTGTCGCTCCGGGCGGCCCTTGCGGGCCAGGAGCGCCGGTCGGGCCTTGCGGTCCAGCCGGCCCCGCGGGCCCCGGCGGCCCCTCGGTGATCGATGCGGTCAGATTGCCGTTGCCGTCGAGCATGAGCGGCGAGGCGATGTTGAGCCCGAGCATCCCGCTGACTGCGTCCGTCGACAGCGGCAGGCTGTGCAGCATCGACATGACGCCGTTCTGGAGCTGCAACGGCGGCGACGCGCTGCTGACCCCTCCGCCGCCTCCTCCTCCGCCGCCGCCTTTCAGCCCGAAGACGTTCTGCGCGATCGAGCCGTCCTCGAGCATGACGCGCAGGAACTGGCCGGCGTCCTTCTTGGCCCCGAGGTAGACGTTCTCGTCGTTATTGATCTCGATGCCCTTGCTCTGGTCCTGCAGCAGGAACTGGTGGGCCTTGTTGACGATCTGCGTCATCGAGCCGTTCAGCTCGAAGAACTGCTTGCTGTCCTGCTTGTAGACCGGCTTCTGCCCTTGCTGCTGGCCGCCCGGCGCGCCGCCCGCGCCGGCCGAGCCGCCGCTTGCATCGCGCGCTTGCGCGCCGCCGCCGCCCTGCTGCTGGCCCTGGACGAGCTGCATCCGCAGCTTCTTGCTGTCGGGGCTCGACCAGAACCCGCCGCTCGAGGTCAGGTGGAGCTGGAGGTTATCTTGCGCCGTGCGGAACATCGCGACGTCGCCTTGGTCGAGCCCATTCAGGCGGTGCCGCCGGTCGTCGATGACGCCGGCGACCGGGAACGAGCGCGAGCCGCCGATGAAACTCGTGAAGTGCTCGGCCGAGCCCGTGATGTTGCCGTCCCCATCCATATCGGGTGGCATGTTGACGGACGTGAAGCCGTAGTTTTGCGGCGCCTCGATGCCGCTGCGCTTCTCGCCCTTGAGGAAGTGGCCGGTGACCTCCTGCATCAGCTTGGAGTCGTCCACCGCGCCGACGACGCCGCGCGCGCCGCCGGCGGAATAGGCGCGGAAAGATGTGTTCAGTGGAGTCGCGCGATGCACGCGGTCACCTGCGGCGATAAGTCCAGGATGCGGGCCATGGCACCCGCGCCTGCGGAGCCGGCGTCTGCGGCGGCGCAGGCGTGGGCGCCGCTGGCGCCGGTTGCTCGGGATGCGGCTGGGGGGTTTGCTGCTCGGCGGCGGGGTTGGCGGGGAAGTTGATCCCCGGCGGTATCTGGTCCCGCAGCAGCCACGGGATGACGAGGTCGAGCGTCGTCAGCGTGCCGCGCTGGTCCTGCGTGAACGTCACGGTGCGGATCGCCATCGCCTGGTCGAGGATCGCCATCGGCGAGTTGACGAACACGTTGTCCCCGGCGCGCCACAGCGCCTTCGTGCCCGGCACCATCCAGCCCTGCACGACGACGGTCGCCTGGACCGCGGTGCCCTCGGACCACACCGCCTCGTTCTGCGCCATCTCCTGCAGCTCGGCGGGGTCGTAGACCGGCACGACGCTCGGCGTGAGGTAGTTGCTCGTGGGCGGCCCGGTCCCGCCGGCGTCGGCCTGCTGCTCGCTCGCTGCGGTGCCGTGCTGCTCGTCGGTCCCGACCGACGAGTTGGCCATCTCGTAGAGCGCCGCCAGGTTCTCGATCGAGATTACGCATTGGCAGCTCAGGATGTTCTGGCCCTCGACGAGGTTCGCGACGATCGGGTTGGCATGGCCGCCGATCAGCAGGACGTTGCTCAGGTGGTCGCTGCCGAGGACGATGCCGCGCGCGCGGGCGATCTTCTCGAGGAAGTCCCAGTTCGTCTCGCCCTTCTCATTCTGCAGGTTGTGGAAGATGCGCGGGTTGAGCGCGCCGACGGTGGCGATGCCGATGCCCTGGTATTTCGCGAGGACCTTGCGGGCGACCTCCTCGAACGTCATGCCGTCGAAGTTGCCGTCCGGGACGTCGACCGACGACTTCATGGCGAAGTAGGTCATAGCCTTGCCGATCAGCTCGACGCCGTGCTGGTTCGCGTCATAGGAGACCTGGCGGGTGACGATGATGCCGTTCTGCAGCGCCACCTGGCCGCCGAGCGTGATGTTGACGCGGTCGCCGGGTCGGAACTGCAGCTTGTTCCACAATTGCGGGATCGGCTCGCGCTCGACGGCGGTGAACCGGAAGATCGGCGTCGATTCGGCCCACCGGTGTTGGACGTAGACCGTCTCCCAGTCCTCGAAGAGGCCCTGGTTGGTGGCGATCACGGCCAGCGTGGTCGGGTCGGGGCGCGCGAGCATGGTGCCGAAGCTAACGCGAGAGCGCCTTGCCGACCGGCCGCATGAAGCAAGGGTTCACGATGTGGTTCTCGGCGATCAACTCGTCCGCGCGGGAGGCGTCTGCATAGAGCCGGTAGGCCGCGACGAGCGTCGTCAGCGGCGCCGCGAACCGGAAGCTGACCACGCGCGGCAGCGGGAGCGCCGTCTGCGTCAAATGGTAATAGATCGCAGCGCGGCACCCTATGAGCACCTGGTATCCCATCGGGTCGACGGCGTCCGCGACCGTCTCCTCCATCGGGGCGAAAGCGTTGTAGATCACCGCGCGGGCCTAATCTCGCTCAAGCATTTAGAAACGCAAATGACGAACTAATGGTGAAGTTAATTCCGGCGCTGGCGTTTGTTTTGTGGGATCGTACCCAAGTCTACCGCGGCCACCCCACATATTCTTGAGGTTCTCCCTTTGCTCATCCGTCAAGCCAGGCTGATCTTCCGGTTTCCGGCCCGGATGCTCCTCGTCATATTTCTTAAGCAGTTTCTCCTGCCGCGGATCGCCATACTCTGTCTTGAGATACCACGAGCCCAGGCCCAGGCCCGCAAGACCGAGCCAGCCCAGTCCGCTGAGGCCAACGGCAGCCCCGGCTGCGGCGCCTTCCGCTCCAGCGGCCGCCCCAGCCGCGGCTTTTGCACCGGCAGCGAGCCCGACGGCTGCGAGCGCGATCCGGAAAGTGGCAATTCCGCTGACGACAAGGCCGAGCTCGACGATAAGCGCACCAAATGGATTACTTTCGATGAACCCGGTCAAATATTCTTCAAACTTGACGAAGGCCGTCAACAGCCGCAGAACAACCGCTATCCGCGCCGCTCGGCGGCACGCCGATGCCCGCGGACGCAAAGCCTGGCGTGCATCTACTCGACGAGGCGCCAGCGCAACAGCCAGCGGCGCCGCAGCATTCGCCCCCGGCAGAATTCAAGACAC